AGTGACGTTGCCCCCGCTTACGCAGTTTTCGGCAGCAGGCAACTATTTCTTCAATCGTGATCAGCTAACATTAGCAGCAAATGTGCCGCTTCCCGTCACCCTGTTCGAAGGCCAAATCTTTTCATATTCTATGAATGGTGGCGGCACTGAACGCCAAACGTTTGTGGGTTCTCAAGATGCGTTTGTAGTTTCAGACCAGGATGTGATAGTTGAAATAAACGGGGCTATCATACCTAAAGCGTATGGGGGCCTCTGGAATTTCGATGGCCTGCCTGGCTACGCTGATATCACGATGAGCGATGGACGTCTGCTCCTGCAATTCGGTAACCTTGGTGGTACTAACGCACAATTTGGGTCCATCCCCCAGTTTGGTACTATTCCGGGCGTAAATGATGCGGTGGTCATCAGCTATCCTGTAACCAAGGGCGCTTCGGGTAACGCGATCACGACCCTGAACCAAACGGTCACCGTCACTGGATTTCCGTTGATCACCGGGACCTTTACCGATAACCCATCGGGTGGCGCAAACGATAATCCAGTCTTAGCGTATAAAAACGTAGCGGCTGGGGGCTTTGGTACCTATAGTTCAGCAGTTACCAAGTCGCAGTATCAGGCGATCATTTCTACGTACCCCGGCGTAATTGATGCCGTGACTCAGGCACAGCGGGAAATCAACCCCTCTGATTATCGGTATATGAATGTGATCCGCGTGTCGGGCTTAACCGCTAGTCCGTGGACGCAGGCACAGATTCAGGACTTCACCAACTATTGTCAGACGGTTACGATGTATAGCACGTTCTTTCTCTGGCAGGATCCAATTCCGGTTCCTGTAGACGTTGAGCTTGACGTGTACATTTTCAACTCAGCATTACCCGCTCAGGTGCAAACAAATGTAACGACTGCAATTCAGAATCTGTTTGCTCCGCGTCCCGGTATATTGATGACTAACTTCTATGTCTCCGATCTGGTAGCGGCGGCAATCAATAGTAGTCCCGGTATGATTTCGTACGTGATTCCGAATTCACCCACTGCACCGATGATTGTCACGGCACCCACGAGCCCGCAAATCACCTACACACTTATGCCAGGTGGCGGTGACCTGGGGGAGCTTGTATATGCGTATGCGGTCTCAACCACGCTAGCAAATGGTCAGATGGGTACACCCCAGAACTGGGTATTTCCCCAGGTTATATCCGCCACTGCTGATTATGCGATTGAACTATCGTGGCCTGCTGTAGCTAACGCAGCTTCATATCAGATTTGGGGTCGTATACCGGGAGATAATACGTTAGGGTTACTGGCAACTGTTCCGGCTTCGACTTTGACCTGGACTGATAACGGATCGGTAATGCCTACGGGAACGCTTCCATCGTCTGGTAACTTTCCTATTCAGTACAATGAATTAAACTCGCTAGTCGTGAACGTTTACTATTCTAATCGCCAGCAGCAAGTTGATCCTAACAGTACGACTCCTATACGTTTGTCGAATGGGTAATTTATGTCCACACCAACGTTACCGCCTACAGTCTATCAATATAGTTTGTCACCGCCTTCGACCGATCCAAGTGAAAACAAACGTTTAGGATACAGAACACCACGTTCTATTCTGCTACCCCCATATTTGGCACAGAATGAGTATTTCACCGATTTCATGGATGCCGTAGACGAGGTGTTTGAAACTCAGGTCGATATTCCAACAGAAATCATTGGTGATCTGCGGAACATGTGGGTAACGAACCCTACATTGGAGAACAATCAGATTGCCGAGTCCCAACTAGTTCCGTTTGATTCCTGGTCGCAGCCTGAATGGCAATTGCTAGTTCAGCAAGTTAATATGCTGGGAATGAACCTGCAATCAGCAAGTGTTCTTTCGAATGACAACTACCAAGCAATTGCCCGCTGGGTTGGTATGTACTGGTTTGGTAAGGGTACAGAATCGTTTATCAACTTTATCAACTATAGTTTGAGCACCAATCTAGCGGTTACGAAACTCTGGACTCAGGACTATATAAACTTCGTGCCCGAAGGGGATTCTACCATTGGTACTCCCATATGGGAGGGGGGTACTTGGTACCCTACTACCCATGTTAATATCGTTGCCGCTGGGGGTCTACAGTCCGTAGATGTCGCGACCCTAGCAACGTTCTTCTACGAGATTGCAAATTATAATCTCGTACTCAATGATATTGCCTCTACTTACAATCTTAATATATCTACTTCGGTATTAGGCACTACGGCCCCCGTAGTAGATATTGGCCTGTACATGACGCAAACAGTGCCTATTTCAAACCTGTACAGCTATGGTGCAACTTCTCCTGCGCTAACAGTAACAGACGAAGTACCCACGGCTGCGTACACTACTAACCCAAATAATACAGATCTTACTGGGATTTATATGCTGGGTGCCCCTACGTCGTGGCTTCAGGATACCTCAGGCAGGTTATGGCCGATTTACGCTACTGCCCAGCAAGTACCCGTATTGGAAACTGAGCTTCCTACTACGTTGTGCGGACCTGTTGTAGCAGGATCTACCGCAGCAATCTACGGCCCCGTGCAGTGGCAGTCAGTACCCAGCGGAACATATAGTAGTGGGCGTATTCCCGTATTCTCCAGCTCCCCAACAGCGAAGGTTGCACAACTTGGAGAAGCCCCAACTAATTTAGTTGGGTTAAGCACATATTTACTTGTCAACCCTACTGGATTCGCAGAATTTGTTCCAGGTTCAGGTTTGTACGCTCCGTACTGGACAATCTAGACCTACAAAAGAGTTAAAGATGATAACTTATCAAACACCAACGTTCTACGATCCTGTAAATCAAGTAATTAGGACAATGGACCCCACGGCGTTTTTGCCACCTACGCAGATGCCTGTAAGTGCTCACGTAGGGAACACGATTCAAGCTCTTAGTGATGGTCTATATGTTGGTTCGCCTATTTCTCTACCTTCCGCTGTGTATGTCAACACGGCTACAGGTGTTGACGCCCCCGGGAATGGCACTCTAGCTGTACCGTATAATACCTTAGACTATGCGGTAGCCCAACTAACTTCAGAGTCGGTTAATAGTCAGCTACAAACATCAACTATTATCGCGTTGCAGGCAGGACAAACGTTTACGACTGCGAATAATGTAAATCTGTATGGTGGTACACTGACCTTAACCTTTTACGGGGATCCAAACTACGGGTCTTATAATAGTCCCCTAGTGGCGGGTACAACAAATCCGTGGCTGATGACCAATTTGGAACGTCCCGTTATCGAACCTCAGGTGACAAACGTCAATGGCTACTGGAATATGGCGGGCATCAACGTATATGCAGGTAACGTTGTTCTCCAAGGTGTACAGGTAACGTTACCGATGGCCCCCGCTGAACCCGCTATTTCGCTGTATTCGACTGCCGCAGACTACGTGCGATCTATGGATTTAGTGACAAGTGGGTATCTGAAACTATCTGGTACGATCATCAACATGCAGGACATCACTGCGTTTTGGGGAATATTGGGTATTAACGCACAATCCGCATTCACCTTGATTCAGTATGGGTCGCAATTTCAGGTTGCGGGCATGTTGGCGAGTGCAGCTAACAGCCCAAGTGCAGCACAGCTAGCGGCTACATCATATTTCATCAAGTTCTATCCCGACTACGTAGGCAATAATCAGGTACAAGGTATCCTGTACAACACGGCTACCACTGCGAGCCCTGCATCCGGACTATTGAGAGTCCTGTGGACAGATACCACGTCCTTTATTGTCGAAACTACTGAAACTAACTTGGCTTCGTTCCCGGTCGCGTACAGTCCAGGATACGGGCTACGCAATTATATGTACGGTGTGAATTACGATTCGGTGAATCGCCCATGGAACGTCAGTTCTAGCCGTGAATTATAAACATACCCCTGAGGTTTAAATGAGTGACTTACTGACTAATCTAACAAGTGATCTAGGGTCGCCTACCTTCGTCATCACCAATGCGGGGCTAGCCGCTGCTGCTATAGCGTCACCTACGGGACCCTGGATATCAATTGTAGAATTCCAGATCGGCTCAGGTTATGGCTATACGCCAGAGCCTACGGACTTAGGTCTAGACGGTGCACTCCTGTATACGGGTACGCCTACGTCGTATCAGAATGCAGGCGGTAACACGCTAGATATTCTGTGTGAAATCCCCCCGGATTCGGCACCGTTTCAATTTGGTGAAGTCGCGTTGATGCTGCCCGGTGGCGTTATGTTTGCGAAGGCTGTGTTTCCTACACTACAGACTAAATTTAGTTCTTTAGGGTCTAATGTAGCCTCAAGTTATGAACTGAACTGCTTGCTGACTTTGGCACAAGGAACGGCAATTTTTCAGATCTCAACTATAGTACCTACTACACTGCTTCAGATGTATAACTGGTCGGATATTTACCCGCCTAGTTTGAGCCCTAACCCTAGCGTCCCTTTGCTGCAAGTGATGGAGCTTTCGGAGTTTGGGGATTCTACACTGTTGTCGAATTCTAGCAGTGGTAAATGGAGTATTGAAAGCTCTACCTATCAAAGGTACTCACAGAATAACGATACATCTACTTTCTCAGTAGCTAATGCAAGTTCTACTTGGGTAGAGATCGCTGCAACCGAACTGAATCCGTTAGATCTAACTACGGTTAATGAGCGGTTCGTTGTCGAAACCCCAGACAATTACTTTCGTTCAGTAAATAGCGTAGTAGTATCCGGATCGAATTATCGCTTCAACTTTAACGGTACTCCGTTGCAGACCGTACCTGCTGTAGGATCCAGTCTCACTGTATATCGTGACGACCAAGCTCAAGGCACTTCGTACTACTCCTCTATTCTTGATCCCCTGTACTATGATAAGACGATGTTGAGTACGAATACCGGTACTGTTAACGCATATGCAGCTACGTACAAACAGAAGAATCCAGTGCCGTACGAAGGTATGATTCGGTCCCTAGATGTCGGGACCATGACGAACACTGGAGCTTCTACTTTTGCGTGCGATGGAGGTACACCGTATCCTATAGTAGGTCAAGCTGACCAGCCATTACAGGGTGATGAAATCAATGGGGCCGTTACCTTAAGATTTTCAGCAGCAAATAGTCAATGGCTTATTCAGAATAGCGCATATGGAGCGTTGCAGATTCCGAATGCGCTGCATAGTCAACAGGCTGTCACTTTAGGTCAGGTAGAAGCTGGCTATCAACCGCTTGGGGACTACGTGACCGGAGGCTCTGGTTACGCATACGAACTTAACTGGAATGGCAATTTGCAAGCCTATGTAAACGGCACCTACGTAGGCAACCTATGGACCTCATCTAACTTCAATCCGTTAGTTATGAATGGTATAGGATACGTAGCGTTCATTGTCCTATATGAGAATGCCAGCCAATCGGCCCCTGAGGGCACAATTATGGCACTACCCGGAAGACCTGGTACCTGGCTAAGTAGTGGTTGGGTAGCAGCCGCTCAGGACTATTGGTGTGTATGGACTCGTATTGCTTAACTAAAGATCAAGGATTTAACAATGGACTACACAGAAGTAACAAATCCAGTGTACGCAGATGCGGCGCGCACTAGTATTCAATGCCTAGTCACGTTTA